CGAGGGGGGTCGATTTGGTACCTAAAAAAGGGCTAATTTGTCCTATTTTGTTACCTTTGAGTAGATTACAGCGTCTACATATAGCAGCTAGATTCTCAGGGTCGTAGTCTGCTCCGCCTTTACTGCGTGGCCTTATATGATCTACTTCATTAGCGTTAGGGTCTCCGCATACGTAGCAAGTACCCATATCTCTAGCGAGGATTACTTTACGTAACGCCTTCCACTCTGCCGTCCTTAGTCCTGCCATTAGTACCAGCCTCTAGCTCTGTGATGTTTTAATGCCACTATACAACTACCGCTATATCTATGGTCTAGGTACTTGACAAACCAGTCTATTTGTTCTATGGGTGTCGCACTCTTTAAGTATTCGCTTCTACCCTGTACTAATCCGTAATGGCTACCGTTCTTAGCTTTAGGGTTACCATTACTTTCTAGCCTTATGATCTCTAGACATGACTGTAGCTCTTTGGGTTTAACTACTTGTTTTAGATATGTTTTCCAATTATCTAAGGATTTACTATAACTACCATAATTCGAGCTATTGGCTAGGAGGAGAGAGAGGATAACTACAAGCCCCCCCTTGATCCCCCCCACTTTAATACCCCGGGCTGACATATGTCCAGCAATTACTACAGCGTCCGCGTGTCGCCCATATCCACGCACCGCACCCAGTACACCGTTCGATATTTTGCTCACTCATCACCATAACCCGCCTGTCTCATAAGTGCTACTAATTGCTCGAAGGATAGTAACGCTACCCAGTCCTCTATAGAGGCCTCTCCTTGCCCGTTAAGGCGTAGTACGGCCACTCTTAGGTCTAAGTCATTAGCGCGATCTTTTAACTGTCTCATAGTCTCACCAGGGCTAAAGTTAGTCCGGGCTTTTACTTCCCAGTCGATACCTACAGTCCCGGTTATATCGCTACCCTGGCGCCCTGCCCCGGTACTCTCGGCATAGGGGAAGCCATTAGCTGCTAAGTATTGAGCTACGACCTTCTGCGATCTGTAGCCTCTATGCTTGCGAGACTGAGTCATAGACTTTCACCAGCTCACCTTGCGGCACCCAATAGCTAATAGCTGTCTGGCGCGTAGACTTTAGGTATAGGTCGTCCTTGCAATAGTCAACCGGTAACCAGCCGACAATAGTAAACGGATTAACGCCCGTAACTAATACAGCTCTATCGGTGTCCCTATCGCTATCCAAAATTATTAGATGACCGTTAGCGTATTCGGTGTGTTTAACTTCCCAATTAGGCCATATATCCGGCTCATCTTTGTAAGTGTTTATAGACAATTTAAAGTTAGGGACGTTAAGCCATTTAGCGGCTGCTATTTCAGCTGCAGCGCCTAAAGCGCAAAGCCTTACTAATTCTTTTGCGTCTAAGTGTTCGTTGTCATAGCTATAACCTTTACTGCTCTTTATCCGAGCCATGCCAGCCATGAACGCATAATCTAACTCTGCTTCGGTTAGCCATATCTTGACGCTCATCTAGGCCTACAGTCTGCACATAGCCAGACACTCATCTCCAACGCCATAACCCCGCCAGCTTTAGAAGTCTCTCTATTACAGCCGTCGCACACTTCGGTTTCGTCTATTGTCGCGTTACCTTCTCGGTCTACCTTTAGCGAAATATTGCCAGGGTAGATAATCTCCATAGCCCCCACTAGTTAATCCACTCAGGGGCGCATTGTTGAGCTTTAACCTTCTCGGGACACATATAACCCTTATAAGGTTTATTAGTCTTAGGGCTTACGCCGGTAAGGAATTGGCGCTCGCCATGCTTACAGCTCGGTTTAGCCTCCTGCTCGACAGCGCCTAAAGTGCTGGCTACTTTCCCTATTGCGTCGTTAATTGTCCAGACGTCGTTAGGTACTGGTTCACTCGCTGCGACTCGCTGTACTTTGCTCATCTCCTCGCGGCTTGGTTTCTTGCCTATCTTGGCTTGAAAGCCCCCAGCTGCTAAAGCTCTACCTATTGAACTCGTCTCCGCGTTAGGTATATGAAAGTCCCGGTTTACGCCTTTTTCGCTTATGGTCTCATCTGCGTAACCTGTAGCTATTAACGTGTGATCGTTACGGTATACGCTGCATTTAAAGATTACAGTCTTACCGTCATTAAACACTAGGTCGGTCTCTATTTTGCCGTCCGCGTACTTAGCCCAGAATTTAGCTATACGCTCATCTACTGGCTCGTAATCGTCTAAATTAAACATTATTCCCCTATCACTAATTGAGCAGCCGATACGCTCTCGATTTGTTTGTCTAAGCCCCACCGATAGCCCGGAAAGGTAGTTACCTCTAAAGCGCACTCATTACAGTAATGGCGTCGCTTTGAGTTTGATTTAGAGTTAATGCTGTGGACTGTAACACTAGCTGCGGTCATAGCCTTAGGGTGCCAGCCGCCCGAGTTCTTGCCCCACTTCAATTTACAGTAATCGCACCAGATACCGGGGTCTGATTTAGTTATCACTTAGCACCCCGTTAGCGATATGACGGGCTACAGCTCTGCCCCGTTCGTATCCTTCTGAGCGCCCGGCGTTAAAACCTCTCGACCAGGCAAGGACTGCAGCCATAAAGGTTAATCCTGAGTAGATCAAGAACATAAAAATAAAAGCAATATTAGGAAGCATTGGCTAACCCCTCGCGTACCTCGAAGTTAGTAATAATGCAGTACTCATCTGAGTTATTGTCGTAAAGGTCTCTAAAATCCTGACCGATAGAGGCTAGATATGACTTAGCGATAATTAAAGCTAAAGCATTATCAAACCAGTAAATTACGCTATAGCCGGGGTTTGACTGTATACCCTCAAAACGTCCGTTAGTTATCTGTTTATTCCAGCTCTTATTAAAAGCCATATAAGTATTACTTAGAGCTTCAAAGTCTTTCACGTCCATTTGTAAAACGATATTACTTTTCATTTTTACTCCCTAGTCCAGGGCTGAGAAGTATCTCTCAGCCCCTTTAGTATGGCACAAGCTCCGGACGGATAGAAGCTTGCGCCTAACGCGTGTCTATTCTTTTTTCTGGGATATACCGTACGCGTGGTCTTTTGGGTTAAGTACACGCAATAAGACCGGGACGCTAGACGCCCATAGCCCGTTGAGAATTAGGTTCCAATCCGCAGCATTAAACTCTAGCGGGGTTTTACCTACTGAGGCCATTAGTGTTATTAGTAGTAAAAGCAGCCCTCTTAGGTAAGTCCCTGCCGCAGCTGTGCATTGTTTCTTCATTTCTCCATATCCAATCCGAGCGCTGTTATACGCTCTTTAGCCTGTTTAGGGGTTAGGCTAATTTCAAAATGCATTTCGTCTGCTCTGTTTTTGTAGTCCCCGCCCCACCGGCAGCCGTACTTAGCGGCGATCTGCCTTACTGTAGTTTCCTGTTCCATAGTAAAAGTTTCACGCTTACCTAAAAAGTGATCGTTAGCGTTTAAGTCTACCGCTGTCCCGCTTGCATGGTTGCTTAAAACATTGTCGGTACTGTTACGTATAATTCTAAAGTTGTATCCCCAGTCGTCCAGGCTACCTTCGTTAATAGGCTCTACTAACTTATGAAAGTCCGTACATAGTGCTACCAGTAACGGCGCCACCTTTTCAGCACAGCGTATTTTAATACCAGTACCAGGTATCGGATAAGATTTAATACCAATTTCTGCCGGGTCTTTACTCGCAGGCCAGCCGTTATCTGATTTTAACTTGGCCAATTAGTGAGGTGCCTCTGGTACTTCGGCATTTGCAAAATCCGCAACGGCTGGCAGATCTCGCAACGCTTGACGGTAAATAGCCCAATCGCTAGCGGTTACAGGTGAATCGCTTAACTGTGTGTAGTCGCTTTTTTGTAATTCCGTCGTTCGCCAATCGCGAAACTTAGCAAAATAGGCGGTTGTAATTTCATCTGCCGTCATATTTTCATATTTTATACTGCTAAACATTTCTTTAATTTTCATAAACAACTCCTTATGCTATCTGGTAAGTAATAGTTCCGGCAACAATATCTCCTACACCTAACTGAATAGCAAAATCTGAGCCAGTTTTGCCCCACTCTTCAGTTGCCTTATTTAATCCGCTGACGATAAAACCATAATCTGCAGCATAATTTGAAAAACTTCCAAGATAAAAAGTGTAGGAAGCCGAGGAATCATAAATACTCATTGCACCGTCAACAATGGTTCCAGCATTTGCAATTTGTCTAGTTGTTGGTACATAAACTTGAATTTCGGTATTTGATTGACCTGTACCAGTTGCAATAGTTGAGTAATAATAAACAGTAACAAATTTGCCAATTGCAATAGATTTTGCTGAGTTTGCGTCAACTGTAAAAGTTGTTGTTCCTTGTTTAATGACCGGTGTAAACGCTGTCCAAGTGTAAGAAGGGCTTGCCGCCGCCCATTTAAGTCCTAAACTTTGTGTGGAATCTGCGGTAAGAACGGTATCATTTGCGCCTATTGGGATACGCGCTAAGGCTGTGTCATAACCTAATACATCACCTTTAGTAGTTAAAGGAATTGTTGAGCCGCTGGCTTGGTAATAATCAAAATAAGTTGCAATGCTGGCACTTACAAAATACAAAATTCCGCCTTCATATTGCACCAATGCAAGTGAACCGGCTGTGTTAACTGTCGCTGTTCCTGCTGTGATTGTGCAAACTCCCGCACCGATGTTTTGAATGTTTACCGTATCACCGGCAGAAAACAATGCAGTGTTTACAGTGATTGTGGTTGAACTTGCACTATTCATAATGACAGTAGTACCAGCATCGGCAGCTGTTAAAACATAACTTGCAGTCTTAGCAGTGGCAGATCCACCGCCCATAGCCGTTTGTTGTAGACTGGTTAATTGTGCAGCTGTAAGCACCTGCCCAGTAGTGAACGTCTGTTTAGCCATTATTTACCCTTCATAGTATTTAGTATGATAACACCGACGTATCTAAAATTCCATATAACGCGCTGTCCAAAATGAAACTATCGAGAATAGGTTCCTGGGTGAAAAAGGTAGTACGCCACGTAGACACCGTTATAGCGTGAGATACGCCGAACACTTGCTGAGTCTTATTAAGTGTTGAAGTACCTACCGCTGCGGGTTGGGTTGATTTAACGGTGATAGGGTCAAAGAAATCTAGGCTAAGAGCAGCTGCGACCCCTGCCGTATATCCGTCGCTATTTAAATCTTTTAGGGTTACTGAATCGACTCTAATAGTCGTATCTTTACGACTGGCCACAAAAGCCAGCGCGTAGTCTTGCGCAGCCGTTGTCGAGTCCATGAGTAAATCGGTCTGTTTATAGCTGTGAGTAAAGTAGGTAGCAATAGAAGCCGCGTCGCTGGCCGTCTGCGTGGCTAGACCAGTAGGGGTAATTGAAGCGTCATTATAGATTAAAGCGTCGTTTAATATCCATTTAGCCGAGCTATAATCTATCCCGGTATTATCGTCCGCGAAAGTTACTGCCGTACCTGCAACGCTAGAGCTAGTTAATTGTCTGTCCTGGAAAACAAAATTACCCGCCGGATCCATATATACGGCCCCGTATTCGCTCAATTCGACGGTTTGCAAGGCTGCGAGCGCTTGCCTGGTAGTGCCAGGGTCAGCTAGAAGGGTTTGCTGCCCTGCGTCTATATCCCTCATGGAATTAGGCCAGCCTACGGCGTCCAACAAGGCGTTACAGCGGGCGCCACTAAGTTGGCCACTTGGCGCACCTGCCACAGTCGAGACGTTAGCCATATTAAGGACTCTAAAGCCGTCTACGCAGTTCAAAGTCGTATAACTAACCTCTCCTACTAAGTTAGCCTGGACATAGTCATAGGAGACGATATAGCCACTAAATAGGTAATACGAGATATTAGTAGTCGTATCCGTCGCGCTTATGATTACTTTACGATTTGGAACTACATTAGGGTAATAAATAGACGCTGTATTAGCGGGGTTAAAATTTCCGTCTGTATCGGCAATTCTGACCGAGCAGGTACCGGCCTGAAATTGGTCAGCGTTAGCGTTACGGCCTCTATTTATATTAACCGCTTGCACCGTACTAGTAACGTCGGCTATTAAGGTAGCGCTATCGGCTAAGATATTTACGTCTAATTGACCCGTTCCCAATATAAGCGCGTTACCGAAACTTGCCCCAGACGAAAAATTAACGAGGACTTTCAGGGTAGGAACCGGCATTAAAGGCCGGCTCTAGTAAGGCTATTTCCCGAAATATTAGCGGCCTGGACAGCTGACGTAATTGCCTGTTGAAACTCGTACTGGGTGCCTATATTTATGCCGCCTTGCATATTTACGGTTACATTTAACGCAGCTGCCTGTTGAGCATTAGCAGCCCCTAGTGAAGCTAAATCGAAGTTTAAATAACTTAAATCACCTAGACCTAAACCGCCGGGGCTGAATATATCGCCCATAGGGGCTTGATAGCCGGTAAAGGCATTACTAACCGGGTTAGCAGTAGAAGCTACCCCGGCACCTGGAAAACCGCCAGGCGTCGCGCCTTGCCTAATCTGCCCTAAACTAGATAATAAGGGCTGTACGAAATTAGCGTATTCGATAGCTGAGGCTTTAGTCATGGCTAATATTTCAGCGGCGTTTTTCTTATGAGTAGCTAGGATTTCATTTTGCCGGGCTATCTCCGCGTCTGCGTTAGCCTTTTGAGCTGCTTCTAAAGCGTTTAGCGCTGTTAGGTCGTCTACCTTAGTAGCGGTCTTAATAGCGATTAAAGCATTAACCCGGGCTAATTCCTCAGCTGATAACTTGCCCTGCTTAGCTGCGGTTAATTGGATTATGTCCATATCAAAAATAGCTTTTAATTTGTCCGCTGCCGCTGACTGCTTTTTAAGTGCTAATAGTTTTTTCTGATCTTCTAGGGCTTTCTTTCTGGCCTTTTCTGCCGCTATATCCTGAGCTTTATTAAAAGCCGTACCTGCCATTTGATTACGTGCAAAGCCTTCGCGTGGTCTGCCCATAGCTTGAGTTCTAGCCTGAGCGTTAGTCTCTAATTGTCCGAACATACCGAAAACTGACTGATTAGGATTAACCCCGCCTATAGTGCCTTTAGTTTGATAATCTAGTAACCCTAAAGGATTTTTGATAAAGTTACCGACTACGCCTGTACCGGGGATACTTTTTAAAGTGTCAATAAGTCTGGCTACGCCTAAAATAGCATTACTTGTATTATCGGCCAGTTCTTGCATAGCGTTAGCTGCGCCGTCTATGCCCTTTTCGTCATTAAGACGCGCTATAGATTTAATTAAAGCGAAACCGATAGTCTCGCTAGCCTCTTGAGCTGCTACCTGTAACTTTCCTAATTGACCGGCGTAAGTGTTAGCCGCTACTCCTGCCTGACCTGCGAATAAAATAGTAAGTTTTTTAGATATATCCTCAAAACTTTTAGTCTGCAATTCTGCTTTAGTTAGACCAATACCGAGACGGCCTAGCGCTTGATTTTGTCCCAAAAAACCCTTAGCGAGTGCGGCGCTTGTTGCCTCTAAAGATTTTCCGGTAGAGGCCGAAATATCTAGGCTGAGGTTTAATAAGTCCTGCGCTTTAGTAACGTCGCCAGTTGCCCGGACGAGTTTCTGCATGGCCGGCCTTAAAAGTTCTTCCGACACGCCTGTCGCTCTTTGAAGCTTGTCTATAAAATCGGTTAAGGGTAGAGCTGCATAACTTAGGCCTAAGTTTTTTAAAGTCTGGTTAAGGGTTTTCTGTGCCTTATCATCTGCCACCGCCGCGGCTACTGACTTTTTAGCGAATACTCCGATAGAAGTAGCCATAGCCGTTAAAGTTAATTTACGGGCTAAGCCCATTTTCTTAAAGGATTTTTCGATACCGCCGATACCTTTAATAGCTTGTTTAGAGCCTTTAGAATCATAAGATATAAGTACCGGTATTTTAATAGCCATTATTTAGCCAGCTTCCTATTAAGTGCAGCTACGCCCTTGTCTACGGCGTCGCGTAGCTCGTTCATGGTGTAGGCCTTCCTGTCCTCTACAGCTTTGTAAACTACGCGTCCCTGCTTACCGCGTACGGTTACGTTACTGTCGGCCTGTATAGCTCTAATAAAAGCCGCGCCCTGGGGCGTTTTTCCGTTAGAATTTTTGCGTCCTGCAGTTTCATAAATAGCGCCGGCTGGGTCGTTGTTAATCATTAAATAGGCTCGACTAGTTATGTCGCCTTTACGTCGCTGGCGTTCGATCTTAGTTTTAACGCCCATACGTGCGGCTCTAGGGTTAAATTGAATACGCGCCCACTCTGTACCCTCTTTAGGCGGCTTGCCCCAATTACCTAAAGGTGAAGCCTGGGGCATTAACTGACGAGCGTCTACCTGGATTTTTTTCATTACCTGGTATATCTCTTTATTCATAATTTTTAGAGCTGCAGGGTTAAATTGTTTTAGGTCGCGGATAGTCTGCTCTAGTCCCACCATGCGGGAAGTTCTAGCGCCTTCTACCTGCCCCACGTTTCACCGCCTTCGCCCTATCGTTTAAAACTTGTACTACTGCCGCCAGCATTTCCGGCGACATTTGCAGAAAATCACCGGTAGGTATTCCGGTCTCAACTGCTAGCGCCGCGATCTGATAGGTAAGTGTCTGGCGATCACTTACCCATTTAGCGGGTCGCTATCTAATACCTCTACTTCGGTTAGAGTCTTTAAAAACTCAGGCCCCCATAGTGCTACGGTTTGTCCGCTATGTTTAATAGCAATCCAGACTAAATAATATATATCGGTCTGCCGCTCTAATTCCCTAAATGTCCGATTTATCCCCATTTTTGAGTAAGCTTCAAACTCGACTTCGATAGCCGGGGTAATCTTATAAGTCTCGACTGCCCCGGACTCGAACGTTACTTTTAAACTTGCCATTTTCTAGCCCCTTTCCTAATTACGCTGTAGCTGGCCAGCTAGCAGCGGTACGTGAAGTTACATCAAACGAGAAGTCGATCATAGCTACGGTTCCTTGATCTCCGTTTACTGGCGTAAAGTTATTCACAAAGCAGGTACCTTTGTAAATTGGATTTGTAGTAGTAGCTGTCGACGGGACTGTGTTAGTACCAGGGCCACACTCAAAAGCTGCAGAAGTTCCAGCTAGTGAATCTAATACAGCGCGAGTAGCACCGGCTGAAATTGCGTCCTGTGTTAGGTATAAAGTTCCCGAGATAACATCGCTTGTAAGACCTTTTAGGTACTTATGAGCTGAGTCCCCAGAAGCCGTAATTTCTAACTGATCAAAGTTAGAAGTCAAAGTAAGCGAACTAACTGCAGTACTCATATCGTAAGTTCCTAATTTAAAATAACTATTTTGTGCGTAATAAATTGTTGCTGCCATTAGTCGTTTTCCTTTTCTTTAGTAGCTGGTTTTTCAATTAGTGCCACAGCACCGGTTTTTAAAAGGTTAGGTAAGTCCCAGCCTTCTAAATCTTTTTCTGTAACGGTACCGCCTAGACCTACGCCGGCTATATCGTTATCTATAATTACTTTATAAGTGTTCATATTTTTAACTCCAACTCGATATAATTTCTACGCCTACTTCTGTCTGAAGCAGGTTACCGGACGGGGTTTCTAGTATTGCCGGGGCGCTAAAACTTCCCACAGTCATTACTAAACTTGAAGCGGATAACTTAGCAAATATCGCTACTATAAAATCCTCTATGTTGATCTGGTTACCCTGGTTATCGAGCATAGGTACTAAGCCGTAAATGCGATACCGGGCTACGGGTGCTATCGCTGTCTTTTGTCCAGACTGTACGACGATAAAAGGGTCATCATTAACGACCACTACGCTATTGGCGATAGGCGCGGCTGGAATATAACTAAAGACAGACCAGACGCCATTATTAGTTAAAGCGGTCGCTAGAGTTGATCTAAGGGTAGTAATCGCGGCTGGCATTGGTCAGCCGATCATAGAACTAGGATTTTGATATGGTCCAATAAGTCCGCGTACTTTTGCTATGAGAGTGTTCCCGAGCGCATAAGGATTAGCGATAAATCCGTCGATAGTGGTAACGCTGGCGCCGGGTGCCTGGCGAGCGTTCCAGATAGTGCTAGCTAAAGTAGCTGCAGCTTCTCTAACCGCTGGGACTGTCGCGTAGTCGATATGCGTCGTAGCGCTAACTAGCGCTGGCGGTTTAATTGCGTGTAAAGGTTCGTCCGTAGATTGGCCGTTAGCGTTATAAGTTATCTCGTATTTACTAGGCATAGCCGTAATAGTTTTACTGCCTGTGTATTTACTACCGGCGTTACTGATTACTACAGTCTGGCCTACGTAAAGTCCAGTCGGATTATCGAAGTATAAGTAGCAGACGCCATTAACTAACTTTTGTGAGCTGGCTGAGTATTGGTCAAACCAAAGATACTTTTTGAGAATATCCTCGCTGGCTTGTGCCACTTCCTCGACTGTCGAGTCTGAGTACAGGGTGCCAATACCCAAAAGAGTACGCAACTCAGCAAGCGTGATATAGGTAGCTGCCATTTTGCGTACTCCTTACTGTTAAGGCCTAAAGCCTCCAGGACTAGGTGGAGGCTCTAGGGTTCTAGGGTTTTTCTTAGGTGAGGTTGAAGCGACGGATACCGCCTGAGACTAAAGTCTTAGCTGCGATATATCCGTAGAGCATGGTCTCGATCTCGCCTGAGATTGGGATATTTGTAGAAAGTCTTAGGACTGGACTTTCTGCGATATACATAGAGCTAGGTACGACGATAAACGCGCTCTCGTCGATAGTGGTAGCTACCATATTAGGGTCTACGTAGAAGTCTAGTCCGAGTACGTTTCCGCGTAGGCTGGTAGGAATTGCAGAGCCGCCGCTGTTGTAAGGGCTTCCTGCGTTATAAATTGGGCGACCTGTTGAGTCTGTAGCTCCGAGGAGTAGAGACCATTGTGAAGTTCCGCCGACGTAAGCAGTAGCTACTTCGCCAGTCGCTAAGTAAGCAGCTGGAGCTTCTGTAGATACGAAGGAGATAATACCGGCGCTTGAAGCTGCGGTAGTAGCTGCTTGAGTTCCACCAGAAGTAGCTTCTGCTACTACGTAAGCGTCTGAGGCTTTGTTATATGCTCTTTGCATGTTCTCGAGCATAGATTGAAAAAATTGCGGATTTTCTGAGCTACGTTCTAAAAGCTCGACGCTGTAGCGTTGAAGTCCGGCCATTTTAACTACAGTCGCATTTACATAAGCGGACACAATACCGGTCTCGCTAGGTGCTGCGCCTTCTGCAGTAGTGGCAACGGTGCCAGAAGTAGTAATTTTAGGAATTGAGATAGTCATACCTGAGGCAGGTAGAGCTTTAGTTCCACCGAACGCGTCAATAAGCGGACGTGAGCCGATAAGAGTATCGACTACTGTACCGACATAATTTACAGGGCTGAACGCTGGATTTGTCGTAAACGAATCGTCTGCGAAGTTCATAACGTTAGCTGCTTGAGCGTCTGCAGCGCGTACGTAATCGCGTGAATCGTCATTACCTAATTGGGCTTTAATTGTGTGCTGTAGGTAAGTAGCTTTTGACTTAATAGGGCTACGTACTTCTGAATATGCCATAGCTGTTACTGCGGTTGGGCGTGAGGCTTCGACCTTAGCGGCTTCTACCTCGGGGGTTACTGGGGTAGCGTTGTCTGACACGCTGGCCTCACTTTCGGTTGGTTGGGTTTCTGGGTTTTCCTCTACTAGCTCAGGCTCGGGTTCGCTAGCCGCTACCGAAGTTACAGCCGCAGAATCAAAAGCGGCCGCCTGAACTAAACTGGTTTCTATGAGCCGGGCAGAACTGATATATAAAATACCGTCCTTAGGCTGGCTAGCAATTACTTCTACTCCGACACTAAGGCCGCTACGTAAATCCTGAGAAGCCTCTACTAGTGAATCATTACCGCGAGTAGTTTCAGCAATTTTAAAGCTAGCAAAAATACCTTCGTCGGTAGTAGTAAAGTTTACAGCTCTACCTATTGGCTGCTTAGGGTCATGTTCTAAAAGTAATTTAACTTTAGCGGTCTCATGAATAGCGATGGAATTTTTTTGGAAAATTACCTTGCCTACGCTGGTATATCCGATTTCATTATCAAAAGGTACGATTTTACCGCTGATAATTCTGCGGCCTTCGTCGCAGCTTAATTCCTGATTAAAGTTCAGCTTCATTACTGGTATCTCCGTTCGGGGTTAAGTCCTCCATAGCTTTAGCTTGATCTAAAGTTATGAGATTAAGCGCTAACATTTTTTCGATAATTGCTAAACGTGTCATAGCGTCAGAACGTAAAAACGTTTCGTCTAAATTAAACTTTACGTAATTTTGGCTATTGGTTATATCGTCCATTGAGAGGCGTCCCTCCAGGCTCGAAATTATCGGACGCAAAGATAAGTCTACAAATTGTTTTCTTTCTTCTAAAACGTTGCTATACGTCATTGAATTATTCATATCAGCGCTTAAGAGATAAGCGGGTACGTTACATAATCTGGCGATCTGAGTACTTAAAAATTGTGAAGCCTCGTTATACATCATATCCTTAGGACTAAAGCTAGTAGTCTCATATTTTAAACTAGCCGACAAAAACGCGGTGCTACGCTGTTGCCGGGCTAGTTTCCAGGCGGATAATAAACCTGTTATCTGTTCCTCTGGTAAATCTGCGCCGCTATTTTGAATATAACCGGACGGAATAGGCGTACTAGCTGCGACAGCTGCAGCCTTTTCTAAATCTAACGCGGCGCGAATTGTTCGACCGCCTCTATTTAAAATACCTTCGTCTAAACCCTGGAAAGTAATTAGCGAACCGACGCCAGACATAGGGCGCACTTTGTTATCTACTGTGTACTGTCTTACTAAAGTGTTATTTTCGTTTAGCTGTACGCTAACTCTGTCATTAGATACAAAAGCAAAGCGCGCCGGACGTCCGTCGAGGACATAAGTCTCAGTAACCTCGAGATAGGCGACGCCGAAAAAAAATAAACTATCTGCTAAATAAGTGTAAGTAACAGCGCCGGGCTGTCTGTAGTCTGGTTGATCTAACCAGCGAGGGTTCTCTAATTCCTGCTCTGTAGATTTACGGTAAAGGTGTAGGGGTAAAGTGCCGATAGTGCCGCAGATTAAGTTACGCGCTCTAGCTATCGAAGGTACGGCCATAGCCTCAGCTCTAGTTACATAGACTGGCTGAGATACGTTATAGAGAGTATTACCGTAAGCCTCCATAACCGGCGGGGCGTATTGCGCGGTAATTGACGGAGTGCTATAAACTGGGTCAGGAATAGAGTTTACTAATTTTAGTGTTTGTAGTATTCCCACGTAGGGCAGTATATACCTTAATTTGCTAATATGTCCGAATTAGTACGGCGTGTCTAACTTATTATGATTTGAGCCGTAGCCTGAGGCTGAGACGCATACCAGGCGACCATAGCCGTACTGAGAGCCGCGCATATCTCACCCTGACTTTTACGTCTAACTAATTTCCAGCCGTACTCGGTAATTTTCGTAGCACACGCATTTATAGCCTCGGTTAATACTGGGTCTCCATTATGGACTAGCTGCCTATGAGTCATAAGCTGAGCGAGTCGGTTACTGGCGTCATTTTGTACCCGTCCCGACACGTCGAGTAATTGCACCCCGCTAGACTTTAGATAATCCATTACGTTTTGACTGACCCATTTATCGTACATAAGTACCCGGGGTTTAAACTTCTGAATATAGCTATTTATCTCACTAGCTAGCTGCCGATCATCTAACGCAGTCTGCGACTCGAATACCTGCAGTACTTTAACCTTTACTCGTAAATCGTCTACCTTTTGACCAGCTACTAAAACTCCGTATTTATGCGTATAGCTTTTATCGAAAGCGAAGTAAGTAACTGCCCCAGGCGTTACGTCTGAGTCTTTATCTAAACACGCTTCAAAAGCGCCAGGCTCGAACGGACTAGCCAGGTTATCTACGAATTGACAAAGTACCTCGACTCTAAAGGTTATAGGGTCGCTAGTAGCCATAGAGTGCCGTAATACGTCCTCGGTCATAGTGTGTCCCAGCGCCGGGACAGCTTCGACCCAGCCTTTAGGGTCGTCGATTTTCCTAGACGGGTGAGCAGACCACTCTAACCAGCCCAGAGACGGCGAGACGTTAGCTATAGCTTTATCGCGTAAATCGTTTAGCACTTTAGAGGACTTGTCCCCGGCATTAGATACGGTCAGCATTTGAGCATTAGGCCGGGCGTTCATGGTAAAGCTAACCGCCTCGATAGCCTCGGGCGTAATCGTTCGCAGCTCGTCCAAAAATACGAAGTCCGCAGACAAACCGCGAGAGCCGTTAGAAGTCGCAGCTACGACGATAATCCGGGCGCCGTTCTTAAAGCGTATCTCCTGCTTACCGTTAGTTAAGTAGTAACGCTGGTAAAGCCCCATTAGCGACGGGTTACTCGTAATTATGTCGTTAATTTGGTAAAGCGTCATTTCTGCCTGTTGAGCATTTACCGACATGAGAATAATCGACTTTTCCTCAAATAGGTAGATACCGGCCAATATGCGAACTTTAGCTAGTTCGGTCTTACCTACCTGGCGACTACAAACGATACCCAGGGTACGCCGCGTCCATTTGCCGTTAGTGGTCTGTAAAAGTTCCCGTAATGCTGTGATTTGCCAGGGCATTAGCCGGATACCGATCGACTCGGCAAAGGCTAACGCCTGGTCTGCCCGTTCGCTATCCCCAGCGACGGGAAGCGCTCTTAGTCTAGGCGTAGGGCTACCTATGAGCTGACCCCCAGCCGGTCTAACATTTGTCCCGGCCGTTTCCGTTATGTCCGGTTTGTTATCGTTTAAACCAGTTTTAAAATTTGGACTTATCGGGACAATCTCGGATAAATCAGAGTTTGCAA